GGTGCAGATCTTATATCTGAATTAGTTGTATTGGTTGTTGTTGAAGTTGATTCACTTCCTGATTCGTAAGTTGTGGATCCTCCGGTATAGCCTCCTTCGATAGCGGTATTGGATCCAGAAACATTAGATTGGGTGGATCCTGCTATAGCTTTTGTTGAACACACCAATAGTGTCAATATTAAAAATGAATACACATACTTCATCAAAATACATAAACTCCTTAATTACAGTTATTTTTATCTAGATCAATTGGTTTGTCGCCATAGAACCACACCCACGATGAAATCTTTGTTCCATCTTGTGTATAGGTACATTTTTTGCCTACCGAGCAGGCGCTCAAGGCAAATAATAGGGCTAACACCAAGAATAATTTATTCATTGTTGCTCCTTTTAGCTTCATTCTCATACGTCAACGATTCTGCGTCGACTTTTTCTTTTGTTTGACAACACGTACCTGATTTTTCTTTTTCTTTGGTATGCGTATTACAACATTTTGTTTCGTCTATTGACATGTTTCACATTCCTTTGTGTCGTCTATAGTGACTCCTTTTGAATCACACTTGCACATTTGACACGGACATATTCCAAGCATATCAGAATGACTTACCACAGAACAATGACATAAACAATTACAACTTTTGCACCTAGTTTCAGCCATCTTTACTCATAAAATCCCAAAACTTTTTAAATTTTGCTTTAATCCATTTAATCATCTTTTATCTCCTCAGTTTTTCCTTAAGAAATTAAAAGTAACCACGCTACAATGGTAAATACCATAAGCGCATAACTCCAATTTATCAGGTCGCACCCTAAAAATTGACGATGCATTAAAAACGTAAGTTGGGAACCTATAGATTTAATTCGTTCCCAACACCCAGTAAAACTTAACATAAAGTTCTCCTAGTATAAAATTAATAAAACAATTACTACTGCTACAGCAATAGAAATTTTCTTATGAGCTAAAACTTTTGCCCATAATTTTTTAACTGTTTCCATGTTTCCTCCTAATCGTAAATGTTACCCCAAGTTTTCCCAGATTCGTAGTCTATTTTGTTAGGTACTTCCAGGATAATTGCGGTTTCCATTATTTCAATTATTCGTTTGGCCTGTTTATCATTTTCTACAGAAATGTCTAGTTCATCGTGAATCTGTATATGGGCTATAATACCCTCTTTATATAGATCCAGCATTGCTTTTTTAGTCATGTCTGCGGCAGATCCCTGTATTAACTTGTTTAGAGCTTTATATGTAAAAGCTCGTTTTATTAAAGTCTGATCTTTTTCTTTTAACATTTTTCTAATTCTCTCTATTTTTTCTTCTTCTGCTTCTGGATATTTTTCCTTATATTGCTTAATATATTTGGCTTCTATTTCATCTCTTGTTCCGGTAACAGAAAGCTTTCCACGTCTAAATTCATTAATTTCATATTTCTCAAAGTTACATCTTCTTCCACCTAAAGTCCGGATATATCCATCTGTTTCTGCTGCCTCAGTAGTTTTATCCATTAAGTTTTTTACAAAGGGAACACTGTCGTGATATTTATCGAATAATTCTTCAGCTTCTTGTCTCGTGCTTAAACCTAATTCTGCTTGTAATTTAGCTTTACCCATTCCATAAAATAATCCAAGATTAATTGTTTTAGCTTGGATTCGTTCTATTTTTGCCATGTCAGCAACAATTTTATGAAAATCCACAGAACCTTTTTTAAATCTATCTACAATCTCAATCACTGATTTATCCTTCGCGAGAGAGCTTCTTGCTGCATAGTGTACTACAAGTCTTGGTTCTTGTTGCGAGTAATCAAAACAACCCCATTTATGTTCTCTTTCCGGAAGAAAGAGCGATCTTATCATTGGTCCTAATTCTTTATTCCGTGCTGGAATTTGTTGAAGATTTGGCTTGCTATACGAAAATCGACCCGTGACTGTGCCTCCGCTATCTGATCTAATTGGATTAATATCTGCATGAATTCTACCTTTATGTTCGTAGCGGATAATAGTATCAATGAATGTAGTATGCGCTTTATTTACTTCTCGGGCTTTTGCTATTTTTTTAACTATTGGATGAGAATGAGTAGCAAGAAAGTTTTTGGTGAATGACGGAGCATTTATTTTTTCAGTTCTTTTATAAGGTAAATTCAGTTTATCAAAAACTTTGGCAATACTTCTTGCGGCCATTATTTGAACATCTATTTGTGTTTCTTTTTTTACTTCTTGCAACAAGCTTGTTTCTTGTTCAAGTAGTGTTTGCTTCACTTGGTGAGCTTGTTCGATGTCTACGCGCACGCCTTTAAATTTCATATCTACTAGACATGGAAAAAGTTGAGTTTCTAAATCAAAAACCTTTGTAAGATTTTCTTTCTGTATTTTTTGAGACAAGACTTTAGCAAGTTTTAAAGTTAATTCCGCGTCTTTTTCTGCGTATGATCCAACATCCATGGCTGGAAGCTTATACATTTCAGATTTTGCATCCACACCTGCTTTATCTGCAGCGGCTTTTAATCCAGTTTCATCTTTTATTTCGCCGAGATAGTCATAAGCAATACTGTTTAACGTGTACCAGAATCTGTTTTCGTCTATTAAAGATGCCATGACCATCGTATCTATAATACGACCCTTTATCTCGACGCCGTATGCCTTTAACCAGCATACGTCATACATAGCATTATGAAATATTTTTGTAGCGGGCAATGCACAAACTTTTGTTATCCATTGCATAACTTTACGCTTGTCGAAAAAATTACCTTGATCGTGTCCAAAAGAAAAATAACCAGACCATCCTTCAACTGCTACTGCAATGCCTATAATCTCTCCATCATTAACTAAAGCGCCAGACCCTCTTGATTTTAATCCTGGATCTCTAGTTTCTAAGTCTATTGCAATAAAATCATATTTTGTTAAATCTTTAAAAGATTCGGGAGATATCCATTCGGTTTGAGCTTCGAACATCATTTACCGGCTTTCCACTTCTTATAGCCTTCTACCCATGATTCCTTTTTTTCTTTCTTGTCTCCATAATCTCTTTTAATAATCATATCGATAAAATGTTTAGCTTTTTCCAAATCTTCCTTTCCTCCTTTATCTGAATGTCTTAGAATATATTTAATAACGTTTCCTTCAGGGTAAAGCAACTTGTTCTCTACTACAAATTCGCTAGGCTGAATTTTATATTTTAAATAGTGCTCTCCACCAATTTGTTTCTGGTAAGGACTAGTTGATAAATAGTTCATCATTTCTGTATATTTTTTTACTTTCATAGTATTGGTTCTCCTATTGTATAGTATCTATCTGTTAAAGGCGCCATAATATATAATCGCTGTTTGGCTCGAGTTATACCGACAAAAATTAATCTATGCTGTGCGTCAGGATTTCTTTCAGCTTCTCGAAAAGGAAGCCATTGACTTTCAGTTCCATAGTCTGTGAATAAAACAACATTGTCACACTCTCTTCCTTTCGAACCATGTATGGTGGACAATTCTATTTTAGTATTACTCATTAAATCATCACCTTTCTTTAATAATGTTTTTATATAATTTTTTGTGTCTTCATCAATTTTGAATTGTTCCCAGCTTCCTGACGCTAGCAACCCGTGATCTTTTTTTAATTTATTTAAGTTCACATGCTCTATTCCCTCTAAAGATTCCCCACTGGAAAAACCATATGCCACATGACCGTCTTTATATCTAAGAAATGTTTCATACAGTGTCTTCGCATCTTCCTCTTTAACTGGTTCGCCTTTTTGTAAAAGAATCCATGTTCTATAGGATTGTAAAACATCATTAGTTAAAATCTTATTTCCTTTACGTTCAAATCTCATTCCAATCCTAAAAAAGTGGCTTCCTATCTCATCTAATAACTTGTTAGTTTGAGCTAATACCATCCAATTTCCTTCGGTAAAATCTATATTATCCAAGTGATAGTGTTCAAAAAGTTCGCCCTCAGCTTTTCTAGCATCCCAAGATTTATCTAAACGATTTTCTATTTGGGATAGTACTTCTAAAGCTTTTGCGTGAATTTTTTTTGGAACTCGATGTGATTCAATCTGATTATCTGGCTTTGCTTTCCATCCTTTTGGCAAGTTTTCTTTTTCTAAATTTATAAATATATTAGGATCCGCGCCTTGAAAAGTGTAAATAGTTTGATCATCGTCTCCAGCTATGTATGATCTTTTACAATTCTTTTCTATATAAAAGAACATGTCAAATTGTGAAGGACTTAAATCCTGAGCTTCATCAAGAAAAACGGCTTCAATTTCACTAATTAAGCTGCCTGGATTATTCATTTTATCTTTCTTTTCAAACAGCT